ATGGGATATAATGAGATAAATAAAAAGGAGAATAAATGAAAAATATATTTAAAGATTATGTAATGTTAAAAAAATACAAAGAAACAGAAAGAAATTTAAATGGCGAGATTGTGTGTTTTACTTATAATAAAAAAACAAATATAATTAATATTCCACATGATCAAATAAAAGATGTAACTGATATAAGTCTTATTAAGAAATTAGTTTTTGAAAAGGTTGAATTTATTATAGATCATAATTTTAAATCTTTTACAGGTAAATTTATATGAAAATAATTTATCCCATAACATCCCAGGAATACTATGAAACTTAATCACTTAGATTTATTTAGTGGTATCGGTGGCTTCAGTCTAGGACTTGAAGCCACTGGAGGCTTTGAAACAAAAGCTTTCTGTGATATCGAAGAATACCCAAGACAAGTGCTGCAAAAGCATTGGCCACATGTTAAACAATATAAAGATATAAAGGAGCTGACTTATGAAAGACTCAAAGCAGATGGAATTAATTCCATTGACATCATCACAGGAGGATATCCATGCCAACCATTCTCGGTTGCAGGAAAACAAAAAGGTGTTGAAGATAAGAGACACCTTTGGCCAGAGTATTTTAGACTTATCAAAGAATGTAGGCCGACTTGGGTTATTGGAGAAAACGTTAGTGGACACATTAAACTCGGTCTCGACTCCGTTATCGAGGACTTGGAAAGTGAAAATTACTCCGTCCGACCGTTTAGTATTTCAGCTTCGAGCGTCGGCGCCAACCACCAAAGAGAAAGAATCTGGATTGTGGCTTACTCCGAGTGCAACTACAATTTCAACGAGGAGCAAAGAGTCCATGGAGAAGAGAAAGAAATACCGGGAGAGCATAGGGAGAACAACAGTACCTCCTGGAAATCTAGCGGAACAAATACAATACGGAAAACCAACAACGGAGATGTGGGCGACACCTCAAGCAACAGACGGAACGAGAGCAAATCAAATAAGACATCCAAGCGAATTGTCGGAGAAAGCAAAGAAGGGAGGATGCAGCAATCTGAGGGAACAAGTGATGTGGAGGACACCAGATGCACACAGTGGCCGAGGGCCGAGCTCCGAGAAGAGAATGAAAATGAAACTCGAGAAGGGAATGCCAATCAGCATCAACGATCAAGTAGCCCATCCACATCTAATGTGGCCAACACCGAGAACAGGAGGGGGCAGTCGACCCAATCAAAAAGGAGGAAAGGTACTGAACGAGGAAGTATTGATAGCCGAGGGATTGAGGGAGAGAGGAAAGACATTGAAAGAGATAACAAAAGAGAAACAAAAAACATGGCCAACACCGACAGCGAGGGATCACAAAGACCTGGCCTGGAAACCGACGTGGAAGGAGAGACAAACCACGAGCCTACCCGAAGAAGTGAACAAAAAGGAATTTTTTCCGACGCCGAACGCCTCCGACAACAGGGACAGAGGGAATTTATCGAATCCCTCGATCCAACGAAGGCAACAACTTGGCAAACAATTGAATTTATCAATGGTTGTATCCAAGGTGAGTGGCCAATTGAACCCAACGTGGGTCGAGTGGCTAATGGGGTACCCAAGCGAGTGGACCGACTTAAATCACTCGGAAACAGTCTCGTCCCCCAAATCCCCTACTACATCGGATGCAGCATCCTCGAATCTTTGGTGGCCGACACCAATGGCGAGAAGTCACAATTATCCAAGAAAACCGGAGACGATGGCGAAGACAGGTAGAAATCCCCTTACTAATACTTTGGAGGATGCTGTTCAACATAGGGAGAGGTGGAGGACTCCGACAGCCATTGATAGTGGAGGGAATGCAGATAAATATGCGGCAAGAATATTAAGTGGAAAAAACAAAAGATCTTCCAAACATAAAGTGCAAGAAACTTTATCCATGCAAGTAGCTATGGAAGATTTAAAAGATCAACCTGAAAAAGTAAAAGAAATTTTATTAGAAGAAATGACAACACGGCCTGATCTTCCTACCCAACAAGAGTTTGTTGAATATTTACACTCTCAAATAACGCCTAAAGAATTATCCGAGAAGAGTGGTATTGAATATACAACAGTTGAACATTGGTTTAGAAGAGGCGATTATTTTTCTCACCCCTCTATTAAAGATTGGAATCACATTAAACAATTTTTAAAAGAAATAAAATTTGATGAAGAGTTAAATAAAACGGAGAGTATTGAATGGAAAAATTAATTAAGGAAACTTTAACTATAGCTGCACAAGTTGTAGCTAAGGCTGAGAATAAAAAAGTAAAATTAACGAGGCGAATGTTAATTAATGATCTTAAAATGATCAAGTTAAATTTATTATTAATGCAGGATGATTATGGTTCTAAACGATAGACACGCAGAGAAAGTTATGACTATATTCGGACCACCCGGAACAGGTAAAACAACAAGATTATTAAATATTGTTGAAGAAGAAATTAATAATGGCACAGCTGTTGATAAGATAGGATATTTTTCTTTTACAAAAAAAGCTGCACATGAAGCTATTTCAAGAGCCATGATTAAATTTAGATTAGATAAAAAAGATTTTACTTATTTTAGAACACTACATAGTCTTGCTTATCATCACCTTAATTTAAAACCAGGAGATGTTATGAGTGATTTAAATTATCGTGAAGTTTCTGATTGGTTGCAGATTAAAATAAACAATCCTAATAAATCTATTAATGAACTTGGTATCTCTACACCTAAAGATGTGTATCTTACTTTAATAGACCAATCAAAAATTCAAGGAGTATCATTAGAGAATCAATTTGCTCGAAGTGGTTCACATATTGATGGGGGTTTTGATCGATTAAATTATATTGATAGAGGGATTAAACAATACAAAAAGAAACATAAGCTTTTTGATTATACGGATATGATTTTAGAGTTTATTGAAATGAATAATGCTCCGACTTTAGATGTTGTAATTGTAGACGAAGCCCAGGATTTAAGTTTGATTCAATGGTTAATGGTGGAATTACTTATTCGTAAAGCTAATCGTGCTTATATTGCAGGTGATGATGATCAAGCAATATTTAATTGGGCGGGAGCTGACATGGGTAGATTAGGAAAGCTGCAATGTAAAAGAGAAATTTTAAATAAATCATATCGTATTCCAGGTAAAGTACATACCATTGCTCAAAAAATTATTACTCCTATAGTAAACAGAGTAGAGAAAGAATGGCAGCCAAGAGAAGAAGAAGGGACAGTTAAATATCATCGTACTCGATTGAATCCTCACATGAACTTGACAGATGGGACGTGGTTAATATTAGCAAGAACAAATTATTTATTAGATCAGTTAGCCGAGGATCTTAAAACAAGAGGCTTGTTTTTTGAAAGATATAACCGATCCAGTGTCTCTGAAAAAATGTTGAATGCTATCATTGGTTGGAAACAAATTCAAGAGGGAGGTTGTATTCCTTTTCGAATGGTAAAGGATATGTATTATTATATGTCCGGGAACAATCATATTGCTCATGGATATAAAGAACTGCGTGGGGCTAATGAAGAAATAGATTATGATCATGATGAATTAGTATTACACCATGGATTAAATGTTCATAAAGATAGACCCTGGTATGTAGCATTGGATACTATTCCAGAATCACAGCAGATATATATTAATGCTGCCTTACGGCGCCATAAAGATTTTAATGTATCGAAGAATATAAAATTATCTACGATTCATGCAGCTAAAGGTGGCGAAGCAGACAATGTTATGGTACTGACGGATTTACCAAAAAAAGTTGATGACAACTATTTTTTGCAACAAGATGACGAGAGGCGAGTGTTTTATGTGGGGGTTACCAGAGCAAAAAAATCATTACATATTATTGAATCAGAATCTACTCGAGAGTTTAGAGAGATTTTTTAAATGAAATATCAAGTTTTGGGAAATAGTTTTAAAACAAAAAAAGAATGTTTATCTTATTTTAGAAATCAATTGTTATTGTTTGATAAACCAAAAGGTAAAACTTATGTTGAGTTAAATGAAGACACACCAATAAAAAAATCTGAAACAAAAAATCTTTATTTAGATTTTATTAACTCCAATAAAAAATGGAAAACATATAAATTTAAAAACAAAGATCCTAAATATTGGTACATTGTTTTTCCTGCTAATCAACAAAGAGCATTAGGGTTTAGATTGACAGATGAAGATAAGGAGATACTTCACAAAGGAATTTCTATTGTTTCTTATAAAAAGTTTACTTGTTTTTATTCTCCTACTATTAATTTAAAACAAGAAGAAAACGAAGCAGCTCGTTATGAGATTCAAAATCAAACTTTGATATTTAAATACAATCAAGAACCTTTGTGTACTAAGTGCAAAAAAAGTTTTGAGTATAATGAACTTGTAGTTGATCATATAAATGAGTTTGATGGTATCTTTAAAGAGTGGAAAGAAAATGTTCCTACAGTTAGTGAATTACAAAAAGTAGAATCAAGTTATTCAAAAAAATTTAAAGATAGAGAGTTAGCAAAATCATGGCAAGATTTTCATTTTAATGTAGCACGGTTACAATTGCTTTGTGAACCTTGTCATAACAAAAAACATAACAAATGATCTCACAAGAAATTTTAAAAGAAGCAAACAAATTAATAGGTGGCAATCGCAATGATGACTATGGCGATAAGCTTACCAATCATCAGAACATTGCTGCATTGTGGTCTATTTTCCTCCGAAAAACTATAACTCCCCATGATGTAGCGATGTGTATGGCTTTAGTTAAAGTGGCGAGACTAATGCATGCACATAAAAAAGACAGCTATTTAGATTTAGCTGCTTATGCTGCTATTGCAGGCGAGATAGAAGCAAGGACCAATAAAGATAATCAATCATTTGAATCTGAAGGAGAAAAGCGGGGAAGAGAGACAGCCGAATATATAAAGAAAGGAAGATAATGAGACAGCCATCTTTGTTCCAGGCTCCTAGTGAGTGGATACCACCAGAAAATATACCTAATCTAGAAGAGGCAACAGAGATTGCAATTGATTTAGAAACTCATGATCCAGGATTAAAAACTACAGGACCCGGTTGGGCTGTTAAAAAAGGAAGAGTTATTGGTGTAGCATTGGCCGTGGAGGGTTGGAAAGGATACTTTCCTCTTGCGCATCCGGGCGGTGGTAACTTCGATGAAAAAGTTTTTACACGACAATTAAAAAAGATATTAGATCTACCATGCGATAAGATATTTCATAATGCCATCTATGATGTAGGATGGTTAAGTACCATGGGCCTAGAAGTAAAAGGCAGGATTGTTGACACAATGATTGCTGCACCTTTAGTAGATGAAAATAAAAGAAATTATTCACTAAAAGAAATAGCCCAAGAGTATATAGGAGAAACAAAATCAGAAGCTGGCTTGTATGAAGCTGCAAAAGATTTTGGTGTGGATGCTAAAGCTGAAATGCATTTACTACCAGCTATGTATGTAGGTCCTTATGCTGAACAAGATGCTACTGTTACATTAAAGTTATGGCAAACATTAAAAGTAGAATTACTTAAACAGGAATTGACATCTGTATTTAATTTAGAAACAGAATTATTACCCATGTTATTTCAAATGAAAAAGAGAGGAGTTCGAGTTGATATTGAAAAAGCAGAACGTGTTAAAGAAGATTTTAAGAATTCAGAGAAGAAGATACTACATAGCTTACATAAAGAGTGTGGTTTTGAGATGGAGATTCTCTCTCCATTGTCGATTCAAAAAGCTTTTGACAAGCTTAAAATAAGTTACAACAGAACAGAAACAGGATTACCTAGCTTTGATAAGAATTTTTTATCAACACATTCTCATCCTTTTGCACAGAGAATAGTTCATGCTAGGGAAATGAATAAGGCCCATACAACTTTTATTGATTCTATTTTAAAGCATGCACACAAGGGTCGTATTCATGCAGATGTTAATCAATTGAGATCGGAAACAGGTGGTACTATTTCCGGGAGATTAAGCATGCAAAATCCCAATTTGCAGCAGATTCCTGCAAGAAATCCTAAAATTAGTCCCAAAATAAGATCATTATTTATTCCTGAAGAAGGGGAAAAATGGGGAATATTTGATTATTCACAGCAAGAACCACGATTATTAGTCCATTATGGGGCTGTAATAAGCGATAGAATAGAATTAGAAGGAGTATCTACCCTGGTACAAGGCTATACTCACGATGATATTGATTTTCATCAAGCTGTCGCAAACATG